GTCGTGGGCACCGTTGTAGTAGCGCCAGGCGCGCGCGATCTTCTCGAGGCGCGCGTCCTCCTCCGCCTGCCTGCGGTATTCGAATGTCGCCGTGCTCAGGAGGCTATCGTTCCAGTACAGTGACGACATCCCCACCGTCCTAACTGTAGATGCTCGGCATGTAGGTCACGCGCATGGGCCGGCTCACCGCCCACCACGCCAGCGCGCGCGCCATCACCGTATCGTCGTGTACACCCTCGGGCGCCGAGTAGACAGGCCGCCCCGCCTGGCCCGAGTATTTCACCTCGTAGGCTTCCAGTTCCCCCGTCCATACCGGGTCCGCCTGCCACTGGCCCTCGACGCGCTCAAAGGCCAGCCGCAGCGACTCGATGAGCGGCGGCTTGCTCGTGCTGGTCGTGTCAAAGGGCGCGATGGCAACGCCGCGCAGGGCCGGGTCACGGCGCAACTCCTCGATAATCGGCTCGCCCATCGCGTTCGCCTCGGGCACGATCTGCCGCACGCCCCAGCGCTCGCAGAGCGTCACCAGGTCTTGCCGTTGCACGTGATAGTCCAGCATGTTCCGCCGATGGCGCGCCAACTCCACCCGACAATCCGCGCACACCACCGAAAAGGCCGTATAGTCGCCCTTCTTGCCCCAGTCCGCCCCGAGCACGACGTGGTGGCCCTTGTGCTGGGCCGGCGTCGCGTCGAGCGGCGCGTGGAGGCAGGCCCCAATGTTGCGAAAGACCGCGCCCTCGTTGTCCAGGAACTCCGCGAGGATTTCCTGGCGATAGGCGTCCTCGGTCATGTCGGCGGTGATTTCCGCCAGCGCCTCGCGTGACAGGTACGGGTTGTCGTGTGACGTGAACTGGAACGCCGCCCAGCGCCCGGTATCGTCGCCCAGCGCCCGAACGTACAGCGAATGAAAGTGGTTCTTGCGCATCGGCGTCGAGATGAACACCGCGTCGCCGTCGTTGTCCAGGAGCATCGGCGCGCCCACTTCATCCCACGCCGACGGTTCCATCATCGCGTACTCGTCCAGAATCAGGAGGTCCGCATAGTCGCCGCGCATAGTGTCCGCGTTGAACGCTGTCTTCGTGCGGATGCGCCCCCCGCCCGCCGACTCGGGCATTCGCAGCAGGCGTTCCGTCGCGTTGCGGTAGACCACGCCCGCCTGAATCGGTTCGGCCAGCATCCTGTTGCACGCCTCCCAGAAGGCGTTGGTCTGGTCGGCTACCGGCGCCGCTTCCAGCACCCGCCGCCCGGCGAGCATCCCCTTGACGGCAAGGTCCGCGCAGCCGGTGGTCTTGCCGCCGCGCCGCCCCGCCACGATGACCTTGCGCTTGGCCGGCGAGGCCATGAAGGCCGCTTGTTTGGCGTGCGGCCTATGTAGCCGTACCGTCAGTTCCGGCATCGCCGTACACCACGCGGAGCACCGTCACCCCGTCCTGTTGGACCTCCTGCCGCTCGACGTAGCCGCGCCCCTTCCCCAGCGTCTTGAGCACCAGCGACACCGCCCACGGCTCGCCGTTGACCACCGCGCGGCGCAGGGCCAGTTCGCCGAGGTCCACCAGTTCGCCCCGGCACTCGTCGATCACCGCCTGGACGCTCTGCACGGCGGCGGCGCGTCGGCGGATGGTCGAGGGCGAGCACGGCACGCGCTTGGCCGCGAGACTGATGAGGCCGTTCGTCTCCTTTAGGGCCGCGACGATGCGCTCGGTTGGAATGCGCTCCTTGGAGCCTGGCATGTCACACCTCAAAGCGGACGGGTCGGATTTGCACCGCCCTTTCCCTGCGGGTAGCAGGGCGCGTCACTGGGTCGCCTCGTCCGCACGTTCACGCTTCGGGTACGGTTGGCGTAACGGTTCGATCTGCTGCCGCATGGCCTTGTCGAGCGGGTACAGGTACTTGTGCTTGACCCCGTTTCGGATGCGCTCGGCGTTCGGGTCTACGTGTTCGCGCAACCACGGAATCCCCTGGCCCTTGCTACCGTAGAGCGAGTGGCAAGTCCTAGGGTGAACGATACGGCCATGAATCCTGAGCGCGTGATATTCCATGCTCCCAACATAGGCCCAGCCACCCGCTTGATAAATGCCCCCGTGATGGCCCTGCGATGTATCGGCAAATGACACGACTAGGCGTAGGCCAGTGTTGAGCCGCTTCAGCATCTTGACCGCAATGGCGACAATGCGGCTCGTCGGCGTAGCGTGCTGCGTCAGTGCCACCCTCGTTAGTTCGCACACAGCGGTCTGCTCCAGCCCATAGGGACTGCCGATGTGTTGCGCCGCGCCTCTGCTAAAAATCACGCACCCGACAAATATGCCGTCTTCCCATGCTCCGGCGCGCACCATCTTGCCCGCCGGCATAGACCCGCTGTAGTGCCAGTGCTCCACGGCGTACCTGGCCGCCTCGTGGCTGCACCAGTCCACCTTGAGCGCCGGCCTATCGGGGCACGAACTCATGGCCGCACTCCGGGCACGTCACCTTGGCCTTTTCGTCTAGCCGCCCCTGTTCCTCCACGCCGACCGGCTGGAAGTCCGGCGGCACAATGCCCACGTCCTGTGCCAACTGCGCCAGCATCGCCTGCACGCCCGCCTCGCCCGACTGCACCTCGCGGAGCAGCGCGTCGAGTTGCTCCTTGTCCGCCGCCGCCATCGCCCCGATGGGGTCCAGCGTGGCGAGCACGTACGCCTCTTCCGCCTCGCTCAGGTCCACCTCGACGTAGGGCACCGGCGCGTCGCCGTTCTGTAGCGCCTGCCACACGCGCTCGTGACCGTCTACTAAATAGCCCGTTCGCGCATTGACCACGACGCGCTGTACCCAGCCAACCTCATTCAGGGCACCGCGCATGGCGTCGCGCTGGGCTTGCGGATGCGTGCGCCAGTTCGCCGGGTTGGCGATGAACTGCGAGGCCGGTTGCTCGCCCTCGCCGATGATGCGGTTACGCCACTCGGTCGTCTCAGTCACTCACCGCTCCCCCACGTACCGCGTCAGCCGCTCGGCCACGCGCTCTCGCCGGATGCGCCGCCGTATCCTCATGCGCGTCACCTGGTACCACGGCCACAGCAGCCGGTACCAGAACCGGAAGCGCCAATCGCGCATCTGTCGGGCGAGGTAGCGGTCGTAGTTGGTCACTAGCAGTACCACCTCGGCGGGGGCGTGATGCCATGCCACATCGGCGGCCAGTAAATCCAGCCGTCGTTTGGCTCAATCGTCAGGCTGCCATCCCCCACCTCTAGCACCGTGATGGTGTCCACGATTGGCTCGCGCAAGTGGCCCTCGATCTCTAGCCGCATGTGCCTCCTTTGCCGCCGTCCACTGCACGCCACCGCAGCATCTCTTGCCATGCGTGGGGGGCGCCTTCCCACCTCAGCGGCCCTATGGCACGACCCCGCCGGCTAAAACTCTACGTCGAGTAGAGGGTCAACACCGGCGGTGGCCGCGCCGTCTAGCAGGCCCTATGCGGTGCCCATGCAACGGGTAGCGTTGCCGCCGCCCAATGACCCGCCCTGGTACGCGCCTTGCGGCTCGCGTGACGGGTACTGTTCAAACTGGCTGGCTGCTGCGAGCGGACTCCACCGTGCCCCAGCGTCCCGGGGTGTCGCAATCCTCACGGTCTCTGCCAGCCTGCCGCTCAGCCACCACCGGCGCTCGGGGTACGAATCGGGAGTCCCATGGCGTCGTGCAGTGCTGTTTAGTGGCCCGGCGATGTCGGCCTGCCTCCCGATGCCTCAGCCTGCCGGGAACTGTTCACTCTGAGGGCGGCGGCGCCTTGCGCTCCGCGAGCTGCGCCAGCGCGTCGCGCACCGCCTGGGGCACCGGCAGCCCGGCGGCCGCCACGTTCTCGATCACGCTCAGGGCCTCGCTCACGCAGTAGAAGATGACCGCGCCGTTTCGCAGCACACTCTGCGCGCCGATCACCACGTCGACCTGGGCCGCGAGGGCGATGACCAAGAACATCATCACCTTCTTGGCCAGCCCAGCCCACGACTCCTTGGAGGACAGCCGCTTCTGAATCGCCGCGCGCGTGAATCCGCTCACCACGTCCAGGCCCGCAACTGTCAATAACACCGTCATGGTCGGCGTCCATCCCCCGAGTAGTTGGCTGATACCGACCACGACCGCTGCCAGAATGGCGCTCACCCTGCTATGCAGGCTCATAGTTCGTCCGCATCTCCGTGCCACTCTCTCTCTATCACGCGCGCCGAGGCCGCGTCGAGGTCCGCCAGCGCAATCACCTGTACAGGGTGGTCACGCCGGCGCCGACGGCGTTCTTCCTCGGTCCGTAGGAACCGCGCCCACTCCGG